TGGATTTGATTTTTGGCGATACCGTGTTCGGCCAAGACACGCAGAGTTTTTTCACGGAGAGCGATGGGGCGTTGGTAGCTGGGGATTGCGATGTTCATTTAAAATACGCTGATACAATTTTCCGGCTGAAAAATTGAAATCTTTTCCGTGGCGTTATCCGGAAGCATTATTTAAAAACAAACTTATATGAACCGAACGAACAAACTAACTACGAAAGAATAAAATGAACTGCACCAACTGCAAAGACCGCATATGCAACGAATCCTATTGGTTTCTTAGAGGCACTGAGAAAATGACTCTGTGTGATAACTGCGGGGGGGATTTTTATAATGGCATTTTTGAGAAAGAAGGCTGGCAGCGCCTGACCGAGAAACAGATTGCCCGCATTGAGCGCATCCGCGCCGAGAGAGCCGAACGAATAGTGGACCAACGCGACTCGCCCAACGTCGCCCCCTACAAGAAGTGCGCATTCTGCCACGAGCGCAGCAGCTGTGGCAACTACACCGACGACGACCAGTGGCAGTGCGAGAGTTGCGCACCCGACGAAGAACCAATGAAAATCTCAAACCTCAGTAGCCGAAACTTAGATACACTCCAAGAGGGATTAATTATAATTCACGCTATGAAAATTAATGAAGACTATTTGGAATGTATTAAAGCCATTATGGGATTGATGGAATTATTTGAGGGCGACGCTGGATTTTATAAATTGTTGGTTGATTTGAGGGATGAAACCAAGAACTTATGGAGAAAAAAACTTGATAAAAATAAGAAGAGAAAATAAATATACACACAAAACAAAAACGAGAGGCTCGCCTCTGTTTTTTTCCTCTACCTCTATGCTATAATGGACAATTTAGCAATTTCACGAATCATCTATCCCAATCTCACAATGGAACAAATCATATTGGACTTCTACCAGCTGGCATTATTTAGAGGAAATCCAAAACTCAAATGCCGCGTCGGTGCCGACTTCGTCAATTATTTTACCCATACTGAGAGGCTGAATACTATCGGCAAGGAAGGAATATCTTTCATTGATTTCTTGAACAACAAGGGCGGCTACTTGGAGAAGGCATATGTTCAGAAAATGCTGATGTGGTATAATGAGGTGGAACCGTGGCGTGCTGACATTTGGGTAATGTATCGCATCTTCAACCTCTACTTTGGGTCTATCAATATCCTCCAGCCCCACATTGCGATGTGCGTGTATGACCGATTCAAACCCAATTGCGTGTTGTCGCCTTGTGCCGGTTGGGGCGGCCTTCTTGTGGCCGCGTGCGCGGCCGGTGTCCCCCGCTGGATTGGGTGCGACACCAACCACGCATTGAAGCGCCCTTATATGGATATGGTATCCCTCCTTCATAAACACAGCGAAACCGAAATTGATATGAACTTTATTTCGTGTTTGGAGTTTGATTATGCCTCTACTGAATACGATATGGTTTTATATAATCCACCCTATTATGATATAGAAAAATATACTGGACAGTGTATAAGAACCCGTAATGAGTGGAACCATTTTTATACCTTATTGTGTGAGCTTTCGTGGCGTAATTTACAAAAGGGCGGCTGGTACTGTGTTGCTATTTCCAACGAAATCTACGACATCTATCGCGCCTCCATCGGTCGTGTTGCCGACGTCGTTATCCCTATGCCAAACCAGAAACGGAGCATCTTTCACAAATACGGCGAGTGTGTCTTCTGTTGGCGGAAAATATAAATGCTAATTGCGAAACAGTTGATAAGGTAGTTATTTAGGAAAAACCATTTAAATGTATCCCTCTATGATATAGTAGAACCAATGCCAAAAACCAAAGAGGAAAAACTTGAATATTTCAGACAATACCGAAAGAACAATTTATCATATTATGCTGAGAGACAGCGTGAATATTATAAAGAAAACCCTCGCGATTATACCGAACGACAACCTGTGATGAAAAGCAACTATCTCTACAAAATATCCATTTCTTATGAACGGGCCGCAAAAGACCTTCTGAGGATGAAAGTTTAGGCGAAATGATGTTTATCCAAAAAGGATTTAGAAATAATATCTCGGTATTATTTATAAAAGCCCTATGACCGCCCTTCAACCATTTTCATTCTCCCTTAAACGCTCCGACTTTACCAAATCCATTTTTTGTGGTGTTCCCTGCTATGAAGTTGTTGACCCAGAAATGTGCAACGGATTCATTGTGAATAAAATGGGAATCAAGTTTCATAAAACTGGAAAGTTCAAAAATATGCCCTACAAAAATGAGCAAGAGTTGCTTATCAATTATCGTCAGAATTATATTGCCAATACTGATAAAGTAAGCGTTAATTATATTATGGCTCGTCATCGTTGGGGTCGTGTCCAACCCATCGGGTCATTGTCGCAAAGCTTATTTCATCGTCCAACCCGACATTCATTCTGTGCGCCCAACTACAAAGATTTTGATATGGTGAATTGTCAGCCGTCTGTCATCAATCAGGTTTGTATGCAGCATAATATCATCAATACGCAATGTCAGGCTTATTGCCAAGACCCCAAAAAATGGAGGCGCACTGTAGCAGAGCATCATTATTTGAGGCCCATATTAAACTCGGAAACAGGAGTCGTTATTTCCCCGTATGAGCAGGCAAAGAAGCTTTTTATTTCTTTAGCGTTTGGGGGTTCATATGCTGAGTGGCAGAAGACTTATAATGCCGAGGGAGCTGACATAGGCGAAGTTGTCGCTATGGAAAAAGAGTTGTTGTCTGTGATGGATTTGCTTTACAGTAAAAATGCCGATATGATTGATGATGTCTCAAATGATGCGTGGTTGAAAAAAAATAAGCAAGCCAGGAAGCGCTCTATAATGGGGTTGTGGGCCCAATCCGTTGAGCGATTGATACAGGAGTCTTGTATTTCAAAAATGTGCGCGGATTTTGGTTTTAATTTGGAGGCTATTGTCCCGTGTCAGGACGGCTTTATGATTTTAAATGATGAGCTGAAAAATGCGGATATACTGTCGGCAATGGAGTCTCACATTTTGAAAACATTTGGGTTTGATATTAAATGGGAGGTGAAAGCGTTTGATGAGCAGTTGCCCGGGGGCATTCCGAAGGTTCCTCTTATAGCACCTGTTGTTCCCGAAGCCGTAGCCCCAAAGATTAATAGTCAGCTCTCGTTTGAAGCGGTTGCCGAGACATTTGAAAAGACCCATTGTAAAATTACCAATATCGCATCATTTATAAAAGCACAAGATACTGGAGATATAATTATGACAAAAGCGAGTCTGACTACCGCCTACGAGCATATGACATACGAAGCTGTTGTAAAAGGTGAAATTGTGAAATTGAACTTTATTTCCAAATGGCTTCATAATAACCCGACTATGCGCATTTATCGCGAGATTCAAATTGTGCCGCCGGATTTGATGATTGAGGGAGGTGTTTATAATGCGTGGAGAGACTTCAAAATGGCCTCGGTAACCAAATATGTTGCGAAACCAGCTGCCATTAAATTGATTTGTCAGCACATTAAAATCCTATGTGGTCACGACGCATATTGTTATGAATATTTTATTAAGTGGATAGCCTGCCTTATTCAATTCCCATCTATCAAGTTGTCTATGCCCGTTTTCATATCAAGAGAAGGAGGCGGGAAGGGTTCGCTGTTGCGATTTTTTGTCGCCATTTTGGGGGCATCAAAAATACTACAAACACAAGAACCAAGCAAGGAAGTGTGGGGTGAGTTCAATTCATTGATGTTGAACGCATATTTGGTGTGTCTTGATGAAATATCCAAAAAAGAGATGGCCGGCTGTGAGGGTAAAATCAAGGGATTGGTGAGTGAGCCGACAATTCGCATCAATGACAAAGGCAAGTCGCGGTTTGAGGTTCCTTCTTACCATAAGTTCATTGCGTTCTCAAACCCAGACGCTTATGGGAATGAACCAATGACAACAACCGACGGTGACAGGCGAAAGTGGTTCGTTCAATGTAGTGATGAGTTGGTTCAAAATAAACCATATTTTGATGCGTTTTATGCAACCCTTGATGATGCCGACTCAATGAAAACTGTTTTTGAGTATTTTAATACTATGCCCGAAGCCAAGACCGTATTAGCTATGAAATTACCTGTCACCGAATATAACCGCAATCTTAAAGAAATGGCGACGCCGCCTTTGAGATTATTTATAACTGATTTTATGAGGGCAAATGGTAAAATACTCATTAGCACATCAGAATTGTTTTCTTTATTCAAAGAATGGACAACTGACACAGGTATTCGTTATGAGTGTAATAGTTTACAATTTGCATGTAGGTTAGCAATTTTAAAGATTGATGGTATGGCAAAAGAAGACAACGTTGGAAGTTCTCATTTGAAGGGATGGAGATTTGATATCCAGAAATGTAGGGCGGCATTGGGAATACAAGGGTGCCAGATTATGTTATAAAGGCGTGGTGATGACCGTCCCGCCCAACCCGCTAACCCGCTATCCAACCCGCTATTTTTTTTATTGTTGTCTTTGCTGCGTTTCCTTACTGTTTATAGTGTTATTCTTATAATATTTAATAATAATAATAATAAAAGTAGCGGGTGTAGCGGGTTAGCGGGTATATTCGTCCCCCCTTATAAAACCAAAAAAAAATATTCTATTTTCTGGGAAATACCAAAATTAGAAAAATAGAAATGCATTTTATAGCCCGAGGTAAAAAGGCACCCGCGGCCGCTAGCCCGCTGACCCTTCCAAAATCTTCCATCCAATTAAGCCTTCAACGACTTTTTTTTCAAATGACACTGATAACAACGCGGATACCCTTTCTCTTTCTGAACTTGGCATTTTTCACAACTTGGTTCTTTTTTCTTTGACTGCACCGCTGGTGGATTGTGTATCCATACTGCTTTTGCGTAGGCATATAGACGCCTATTTTCAGCTGAGGGAGAATACACCAATCTGCGAATAAACCCAACGTCCTTTATTACTTCATTGAATGGGATTTGATTATATTGCCCGCCTTCATTATTGTAGAGCTTTTCGTGCCATTTATTGTATGCGCTGATAATCTCGGCTTCTTCTTCATTCCAGTTGAAATACTCCATGCAACTACTCCCAATAGGGAATAAAGTTTTTTCGTTGTACCGATTTTTAATAGAATAAATGTATTTACAGTTCTCTTGACCACAAACACAAGATACCCCATCCACAACAAGATAATAATTCACATACCATTCGCCCGTTGCTACCCTGAAATTAGAACTGACACTGGATTCCAATATCGCCTCCCTTAATGCTGGTCTCATTGAAGCACAGTAATCCATTTTTGTATATATATTCGTAATTAAAAGATTTACGATTTCAATTTTTTGGCTAGAACTGAATTAAAGGTCGCCACCGCAGACCCGACTTGACCCGACCCTCCGCTTTAACTCCTTTTTATAAGTGTAATTGATACACTTATAAAATGCCTACATTAGCTGACTTTAAAGTTATTCATAAATACGCGATGGTTTGTATCCATAGATGTAGAGTCGCCCCAAAGTATCCATCTTGACAACGCTCCCGGGCTGTAGGGGTCGGTCCAGTCCTCATTGTTTTTACTATGCCTGGCGATGTAGGCGCGACGTTTTGCCTTATCCCCGTGGTCTATGTAGGTGCGGCCTCCGGCCGACCCGAAATGAACCACCTTTCCATTTGCGAATGTAACCATAAAGCGCTTACCTGCTCTTGTTGATTTAGAAAACATCATTTATAATAACCTATGATATTATAAATGCGCGACATCGCCCCGAATATGACGTCAGCTGAGAAACAACGGATTGCGTGGCAACTGTGGTACTCTACACACAAGGATGAATATAATCTGAAAAAATCACGGCAGCGTGATAAGCAGAAGGGCTACATTGCCAATGATGGGAAGCATCGGAAAAGGGCGGACCCGCCGCACGACCCCGCTATAAAGGTAAACCCACCTAAACCGCCTCCAAAGCCCAAAATATCCGCTACCGAAGCGCGTAGGCGCAAAATAGTATTAGATTTAGAAAAGGTAGAGGCGAGACGATTAGCTTGGCACGCTAATCTGCAAAATAGTAAACCGGTTGAGGAGGCCCCACAGATTGAAGCGACACCTTAAACCGCGATGCTTTATTCTGCTGGGTCTTAGTATCACGAGTCTCGCGGGCTTCCTTCTTAGGTGGTGCGGGCTCTTCATCGGATGACGATTCCTCATAGATAATCGTCTTCTTCTTTGGCTTCTTCTTTTTCTTAACCACAATGACCTCTTCTTCACTTGATGAATCCTCCTCAACTGGCAAGGGGGGTGCCTTGCTCTTCTTGGGTGTTTTTACAATCTCCTCTACAACCTTGGGGGCCTTGACCTTCTTTGGTGGCGGCACTGGTGGCTCCTCCACTGCTGAGTCCTCGCTTTCACTATCGGGCGGCGGAGCCGCACTTTTCGGTGGTCCATTCAGTTTCTCTTTTACCATAGCCAGCACGGCCTTCTTGTGGGGGTCTATTGCCTTATTGCCCAGTTTAGCGGCAGCGGCGGCTTTCATTTTTTCAAATGCTGCGATTTGCGCTGGGGTCCTCTCCTTTTTAGCCTTGGATTTCACAAGCGACTCGGTATCATCGTCTGGTTCAGTGTCTGCCATTGTATATCATAGAGGTAGAAAATAATTCTGCCTTAATTAAACAACGCCCTAAATATCTCGGCATACCCTATAATGTCTCTCATCATCAGTGAAGTACCCAATGATAAGTTTAAGGAGACGAAACCTATAAAGGAGAAAATGAATAAATACATCCCCGATATTGTAGAGGGGATATCGCGCCGTAATGGAATGATTTATTTGATGATTGGTTCTGGCGGCAGTGGTAAGACGTCGCTGTTGTTGAATCAGTTTAGACGGGGTGGGGCATACCACCGCAAGTTCCACCATTTGTATTTATTCACCCCGGCGATTAGTTTCCAGAGTGTGGCAAACCATCCATTTGAAAAGCACGACAAGGTCTATAACGAGCTGACCCGTGATAGCTTAGAAGACTTATATAAAGAACTTAAAGAGCGCAAGGAGGAGCACGACGACGAAGACGAGATGGAATACAACTGTGTGGTCATAGATGATATGGCCAGCACACTGAAAGAGAAGGATGTCCAGCGATTGTTGAATACGATGTTGATAAAGGCGCGCCACCTCAACACGTGTTTCATTTTCACACTCCAATCTTATTTGTATATGCCGAAGATGCTGCGGAAGCAAACCACATTTGCCACGATTTTTAAACCGAAGAACAGAGAGGAGTGGAACTCCATCAATCAGGAATTACTCCAGATGAAAGAAGACGATGCGAAGAACCTCTACGATTATGTCTTTGAAAAGGAATATGCGCACCTGGATATTGACACGATAGAGAATGCTATATACCGCAATTTTAATCACCTGCTTATTACTAAGAACGGGGAAAAAGTATAGAGGACACAAAATCTCACGATACTGTAAATGGAACACGTTGAATCACTACAAATATACTTAAACTCCAAATACGCAACCGAGACGGTAGGCGGAAACACAGCCAATTGTATTTATTATTTGCCAGTAGTAGAGATTCCAGACGGGCATCATATTTACCTCTCACTTCAAAATGCGAGCATTCCGTACAGTTTCTACTCCATAACCGCCAATGATAATACATTCAGTTGGGGACTAGCGGCAGAGTTTGAACCAGAGTTTACATATTATATTGAACCTGGCAACTACAATATAACCCAGCTCATTGATGTATTGAGCACAGTAATGGGCGCCGCTTATACAATCACGTATAGCAGCATCACTAGCAAAATACTCATAACGCACTCAAGCAGCAATTTTAGAATATACGCGGGGAGTTTTAATCATATCATCGGCTTTAGCAAAACGACCAATACAACGAGCGTAGCGAACATTTTATATGGTCGCGACTGTGTGAATCTGAATCAGATACGAGCCATCAATGTAGAGGTCAATTTTCCCACATACAACATCAATGTGGCACAGCCATATAACCAGAATATTATGGCGACGATACCGGTCTATGTGGCGCCGTTCTCTATTATCACATACCAGAACCCGAACAATTTTAGGACAAACCTGTATGTCAATAAACTGGACCAAATCCAGATACGGCTTTTAGATAATGAGTCGCGGCTTATAGACCTGAACGGTATAAACTATCAGATGACACTCCAATTGGATTGTATCAAGTTTATTGAATAAATGTAGCTCTGTCGCCCGACAGAGCTAATCCGTTTCTAAGACAGCGAACTCTGTATTATAAATAAAATCTTGGTATAGGGTATAATGATTGGCCACAAGAAAGTTTTAGGAAAAGCGATGATGGGCTACAAAATGCCATTGGGTATGGCTCGTTTTGGGCAAAAGGTTCCCCTTGTAGTTCGCCCGGCGATGAAACAAGTAGAGGAAGCTCTTACCCGAAAAGTTTCCGGGGGTTTAGAACGAAATGTCCTCAAACGATAAATCTTAAAAACATTTAGACGATTTCCAAATGTTTTTATCTCCGCTGATAATATAAAATGATTCCCGCCAATCTCAAATACCAGTCCAAAGTTGAGTCTGCCCCTGCTCGTAGATATCTGACCCAAATCCAGCCTCAAGGAGGTACGGGATTGTACAACCCCGGCGATACCATCACCATCAACATCCCCACCCGCGCCAACACAGTCCTCATCCCCTCCGAGTCTTACGTGAGAGGAAACTTCAATTTGATTACCACCACCGCATCTACTAGTTCTACATTAGAGTCCTGCGGATGGCACAACTTTATCCAGAGAATCCGTGTGTTTCACGGCTCCAACTTGTTAGAGGATATTGATAACTATGGCCAGCTCGCAAAGATTCTCTACGATTTCCAGGCCCCCGAAGATGCGGTTAAGGGTCGCTTTTCCATCACTTCCGGAACCAACGAGGAGTTCTCCGCTGTTGGAACAGGTGCTGCCGCATTACAAAACGTCCGCTCGGTGAATAGAGGCCGTGCTCTTGGTGCTCTTGCCACCACTGCCGGTGGAACAGTTTTCCCCTTCGCCATCAACTTGATATCGCTTGTTGGTGCCTTGAGTGGAGCGTCGTATTTGCCGCTTTTTGAGATGACTGCTGCTCCCCTTAGAGTGGAGATTGTCCTCCAATCGTCCCTCATCCGCGCGATGATGGTTCAAGGTGGTGCTGGTCTTAACTTCACCGCATCTGGTATTAACTACTGTGGAGAGTTCTTGGAGCTCCCCGATAGCGCTATTGCCGCAATCAAGTCTGGTTCGTCCAGCCCCATGCAAATGGTACAGCCATCTTACAGGTCATACACCAACAGTGCTGCCATCACCACTGCCGGAACGCAAGTCAGTTTTCCAGTGCCGGCCAAGTTCAGCTCCCTCAAGAACATCTTTGTTGCCACCAGAACCACCGCTGGAACTGCCGCCGAGTGGCCTTCAGCCCACTGCAAGTTTGGTCTCCAATCCTACAGCTTCCGTGTCGGGTCCGAGGTCCTGCCATCCACCCAGCCCACATCTATCCCCGAGATTTACTCCGAGGCCGTCAAATGCTTTGGCTCCCTGGCTGATTTACAAGTCCAGCCCTCCATTGATAACACCGCATATGCCCTTGATGTACCCAATGTTGTTGCCAGTTTGATTGAGGCATCCACTGAAGATTCGGGTGCTTTCTTAGTCGGCATTGATATGGAAATATACCAGAATGCTGACAAGTCGTCCATTTTCTCTGGAACCAATACCAACACCAGTGATATCTTCTACATTGCCAACCACACCCCTGCCGGCAACGTCACCATCCTCCAGACGGCCTTCGCTGCCTATGACCAGGTACTAGTCCTAGAAAACGGCGTTTGCTATGCCAGATATTAAACGAATTAATAATAAAATCTGTGTTTATTATAAATGGACCAAGAGATAGCGAAATTATGGCTCAATAGTGGGTCTCTCACAACAACACAAACACAAACGGGTATAAGGTCAGCAGATTTTATGACAACCACATTCAATTTTGATTTGCGAATCGTTTTAGGCGAAACGCTATGGAGCAAATACAAGTATTTCAAGATGTATATTAATGATACCGCCCAAGGAACAGCAGGACTTGGAATGGCAACTCTGTTTCAAAATGGTCTCAATCTAATTCAGGCGTCGTATCAAGGCAAAACGCCTGGATTTCAAACGGCAATTGATGAAGTAAATCTGGCAAGAACAATTGAATTACCGAATCAATTTAACCGCTCGGCAAATACGCGAACCTTTGTAATGATAAAACCAGATACTAATAATGTTCAATTGACGCTCCAATGGATAGATGAAACAGGGGCAACCGCAACAATGGTTCCACGTGTCTATTTCTTGGCATTTGTTCCAATAGATGACACCAAGATTTATCAAAATCCATACGTGATGTTGTATCAAAATGAACAGGCAAACTTTACATTAAGCACTAAGATTTTGAGTGCGGGGGCCACGAATGAGTATGGAACTTTGAACGCAACCAGAACCGTGGCAACTTTTACAAATATCAATATGAGACAGATTTTAGGCACTTTGTGGGATAAATACACCAAGTTCAATCTGATTGTAAATACGATTGGTATATCGGCAAATGCTACTCCAAACACGGCATCCACACGCCGAATGTTTTGGAATATAGAAGGATTGCAATTTATCAATACGTTGCGAGTGACAACGGGATATAGACAAGGAGAGGCGTTTTCTCCACAACTTCACTATCAAACATCAAATCAAGCAGATGCCGAGTTTTGTGAGGCACCAATGTCGGTGACAACCTTTCGCAAACCGGAGAGTGAGAATGTGGATTTAACATTTATTTCTTGGAATGCGAATAATGGTGGTGAACAATCGGGATTTTCAATTGGTCTCACAACATTTTCATTTTCAGTTGTAGGAATTAAGGAATAAATAATAATATCCAGATAATATAAATGCTATCAGATAGTGCGTCATTAATATTATCTACAAAATCAACGGTGAATCCGGTTGTGTTTGGTCCGCCAGTAGGAGGTGTCACAACCAAAAACAGTTTTACATTTAACAATATTGACCTGAAAAATGTGATGGGGGAGATGTGGGACAAATACGATACATTTGCTTTGAAATTGGTTTCAGTTTCAACGCAGGGCACTACTACGATTCCCAACAGTCAATATGGTGTGGTGTGCTGGAATGTGCGAGGTTTAGAATGGGTTAATCTATTCAATGAAAATACGGGGACACATTTGAACCAACAATGGGCACCGATTGTGTTTTTAAATGTTCAGCCGTCAACTCCAAGCCAAAATCCACAAATCACAAATACGGGTCAGTCTTTCAATTTCAAAAAAGGAATGAGAAATGTTAATTTGGAGTTTGCGATGTCTTGGATTGATACAGTAAGTCCAAATGGATATGGCGGAGCACCAGGACAATTAGGAAATACATTCATTTACAATGATATTGAGTTTCATTTTCTATTTGAACCAGTTATCCCAGGTAAAATGAATGAATGTGCATGTTTTTTATTTGATACGAACCCAGACCCACAAATAACAGTGGGACGAAATATAAGTGCGGATAGAAAAGAGTATTCGTATCCAGCATTTAATATGCGAAATCTGTGTTCGTTGTTTTGGGATAAACATACGGATTTTGAAATACAGATGGCACAAACATTGTTGCGTGGAACGGGAACCCTCGCAGGAGATAATCGCGTAGCACTCGTCCAAATGAGCGGTCCCAATTTTGTAAATAATGGAACAAAACAAAGTATTGCCCCAACCCGACTCAATTTATCAACAGATAATGCGTTATTGGGAACACTTATTCTTGGTGCCACTGCGGGAACACACCCAGTAAATATGCCATACCCAGTAGCACCAGTCCAGTTCAAAAAAGACCAAGATATAATGCCGCTAACAATCACATTAAAAAATAATGCCAATACCGGCAATTATGCGGCAAGTTTTACAGGCACTAGTCCGAGCTTTCAAATCGCATTTTTCGTGAAACCCATTTATGGAGTGGAAAAGGGGACTCTCAATTTAGGTGTGGGAGGACTATCAACAACTGAAACGGATTTGGGAGTGGTTAATGCTGCTTACACTGTTGCAACGTGGAATAGTATAGATATGCGTCGTGTGTGTGGGTCAATGTGGGACAAATACGACCGCTTCAATATATTCTTGACACAGATATGGTTCGGAGCGGGAGCCGCAAGCACAACCAATGCGGCATTTATGTTACAAATGGAAGGTTTTGATTTCATAAACCAATTGTCTCTAACGGCATCAAATCGGCAAAACCAAGTGGCGACATTGGGTTCGTTTTATGCGACGCCAACAAGTACAGACCCAACAACTGTTGGCACAATGTCGTCCGCCATAACCACGTTTTACAAAACCAAAGATTTCGTGGATTTGACATTGTCTGCTGTTCCGCTTGGGCTAACGGCATTTGTCTCACAGTTTCCCCTTGGTGCCAATTTCACATTTTCAATAGTGGGAGTGAAAATGTAATTATACGAAAATATTACTCCCCTTTATGTTTCCAATGTCGTGTGCATGGTAAGCATCTATAGCGGCAGAAATGCCAACCGCATTAGCGTTGCCACTAATCAAAGCAGGGATAATTGTCCGGACGTGTGGATTGGCAAGCGTTTTAACATTTTTAGAACCAGCAGAAGCGAGTGATACGATATCTCCAGCGGAGCGATATACATTTTGGTTGCCCTTCACTTTTTGTCCAATGGTCTGCCCAGGGTCAAGGGCGAATACCTTATCGGACTTCTTGGCGATATCCTGGACGATGCGGCCGCCAAGTGAATGTCCACTGATACTAACTTCAGCGGGTTGATATTTCACCTTTGCTTTCTTCAAAGTTTCGTCAGCTTGTTTGTATCGGTCGGTGTCTTTAAACCCACCAAGAACATTCTCAAATCCGCGCTCAAACTTGCTCTTCCAAGATGAAGGTAG